GTGCATAAATTATAAAATCTGAATCTGTACTTAATTTGTATTCTACTTGGTAATAATCAACAAAACTATCAGTAGAAGCACCAACAGTTACATTTAAAGCTACAATTACAGTTCCATCATTATATTCAATTAATTCATCATCTAAAGTAACACTAGCTGGTGGTTGAATAGTATATGGGTTTGGTAAATTAGTAGATGGAGTTGATGCTACTTGTGTTTTAGTTGCCCATGTATAATGTGCGTCTTGGTGTTCCATTAAGTCTAAACCTAATGTAAAATCAGGATTAAAATTAATTCCTAATACTCTAAATTGTTTATTTGAAAAACCTAATGAAGAATGTGTTACTCCTACTATATCTCCTATTGCTAAATCATAAGCACTAAAGCTAACATTAATAGTTAAACCTAATGCTTCTCTTGATCTTCTTAATATTACTTCTGCTAGTTCCAATGCTTGATATGGGCTTGTTATTGTTTTTAAATCAAATCTTCCTTCTAATAAAAATCCACCATCTGCTGTTTTCATAGTTGCGTGTCTATCTGCTGAAGAATAACCACTATCATCTATTTCAGGAAATTGTACTTCATCAACTTGAAAATTTCTATCAGGATTAACAAATGAACATATAACTCTATTGTATTTAGAATTTTTTGTTGGGCTAGATAAAGTATAACCACCTATTATATCATCTTCAGTAATTGTAATTGAAGATGAGCCTGTTGTTTCTACTACTAATTTATATTTACCACCAACATAAGGAAGATAACCTCTGCAACCTTTTAAAAATTCTCTAACATTGTCTATAACTGGGCTTGATGTATCTATAATTGCGTTACAATCCATAACATCAATAGCACTTGCAGAACCATAAGGAGTAACATCTGTGTCACATATTGTTGATGCAGTATAAAAACTTGGTATGTCAATATTTGCTATGGCTATGCCTTTTCCATATCTTTCGTTTGTTAAATAATCTAATAGACACCAAGCTGGATTATTCGAGTGTGCCGCAGTTTGTGCAACTGAACTTGAATTATAAGCTACTACTTTTTTACCTTGTACTATTGATTGAACTTTAGGTATTCCAGTAAATGCGTCTTGATTCCATGTAAATCTTAAAGCCAAATAAGAAAGACCTGATAATTTATGGTTACTACCCCATGATGATAATGTTGATAGTAATGTTGATGAAGATTGCCCATCTGTTCCATAATGTGGTTCTACTGTAATTAAACTTGCTGAATCTTTATAAAAATTACTATCTCCACTTCCTACTGTTCTTTGTGTATTATCTGCTAAATCGCCAGACCATGTTACTGTTTTGTCATCTATTTTAATTGAAGTTATATCGTTTATTTCTCCCTCTGATAAAACTATTGCCATATATAAATAGGTGTTATCTGTTCCTGAAGTTTCCATAAAGACTCTAGTTCCACCAATCATTCTTTCTCCATAAATTACAGGAATATTTGCGTCATTAGATTGTTTGTTTAATAAGATACCTTTTTCAAAATTATCAAAATCATTAGTTCCAAAGTCAGGTTGTTCAGGAACTTTTGGTCGCATAAGCCAAGCTATCGCAACACTTAAAACTAAACCTACTATTGGGTTTAAATTTAAAACTTTTTTTGCTACAAAACTAACTACATTACTAAAAATACCCATTATTCTCTACCCCATTTAACATCTTGTACTGTTTCAGAACTAAAATTCATTCCAACATCTGTACTAAAAAATCTTTGTTGTGATGTATTATTTGTTTTACGACCATTTTTTTTATCAAAATCTGCCCAATGACTAACAACACCTAAATTAACCACACTATCTGTTTCAGATTCATTAACACTAAAACTTTCTATGTTTCCAGCATATAAAAGAAAAGGGTCTGCAATAATAGAATTATCATCTGCTAATAAACCTCTAAAAATAGTTACAGCATCATTAACTACATTTTCATTTAAAACTACTGATATAAATGATTGATCTGCACCTGATAAAGATATTGTTAAACTTGATTTAGTAACATCTGCTTGTTCAGTAAAATTAGAAAAACCTAATATAAAATCACTTGTAGCATAAGTAACTGAACCACCTGATATAGAAGAAGTTAATGGAAATGAGTTATCAGTAATATTGACAGGAGTACCAAAACCGATTGTGATAAGATGGAATGGTCTAATATCATTTGTTGCTAGTTCGTTCTTTAATGCTGTTGTCAGGCTTCTCGTCATGTTCCTCAAATGTTCTTCTGTTAATTTTTATTGTGTCCATTACAGTATAAGTAGCATTTTTAGATGGTTCTTTAAACTGTCCTAGATTATTGTTTTTAACATCAATATTTTCAGCTTCAACAATTTCTTCTGCTAACATATCAACATTAATCCAATACTTTACTTTGTATTTCATCTATAAGGCTTCTTCAACATCAAATTGGAACTCATAATATAAATTTCCATCTTTATCTGCACCTGATACTCCAAACTCTTGAATGTCTGTTGTTAAAGAAACTGTAAATGGAACATTATCATAAGTAACTGCTGAATCATCTGCTAGTGCTACAAGTAAAGGTGGCTCTATTGTAACTGTTGCCGCATTACTAGAACTTGTTACATCTGCAACCACCATATAAACTTTATTATGACTAGCAAACTTTAAAAAATCTCCAGCTTTAAATCTACCAGCACCATCTCCAGCAAAAGCATCACAAGCTATTGTTGTATCTCCAACTGCGTGAACACCATTAACTAATACACTTCCTGTTTCATTTCCTCTAGCATCTTCTATTTCTGGTGGTATGATTGTAAAAGTTTCTTTCTGACTTCTTTGTTTCATTATAAAAGCCATTAAATCTCCATATACATCTGATCTTTTTGCAGTAATAATTTGAACAGTAAAAGCAAATCTTTGATTATCTATTTGTCTTACTAATCTTTTACCTGATACTGATTTAGATATAATTGTATTTTGAATTGACTTTATTCCTAAAGTTCCAAATTTAGCAGTTGATATAGGGAAAGCACCTGACATTATATTATACTTTTCGCACCTCTCTCATTTACAGCTTGATTAATTAATTGAGTTATTGTTCCTCTGCTTTGAGTTAGTAGTTCATCAAATCCTCTAGCATCTACTGTATTAATATTAAAATTAACTGTTGTACTTCCACCAGCATTACCACCTCTAGCATTTTGAGTAATTTGTCCTGTTGAATTAGGTATAAACATTTCTGCACCTCGTTCTCCTACAAGAGTTGGCTGTCCTTTTGCTACTGCACCACCTGATGCTTTACCAAATAAACCACTTAAAAAACTTCCACCACCTCCTGTCATAGCATTAAGGGCTATTTGTCTTTTTAAATTTGTATTCTGTCGTCTAATTAAATTATCTTTTTTTTCTTCTTCTTTAACAATATCTCCTAATAATAATTTTTCTATTCCAAGTAAAGCAAGTCTTTCAATAGTTTTAGATATAATGTTTATTAGTATTTGTTGTGCTAACTTCTTAAATGTTTCATTTAATTCTTTACCTAATACTATTGATTCTGCAATAGATTTTGAAACACTACCTACACCAGATTTTATCATTCCAACTATTTCTTTTTGTATTTTAAAACTTTCATTTAGGTTTTTAAGTTCTTCTTTAATTTTTTCAAATAATGTTTTTTGTTTAACTAAATCAAAATTTACTTCTTTTATAACTTTTTTACCTTTTTCTATTTCAACAACAAAAGGAACATCAAAACCTAATAATCTTTGTATATCTTCTATCTGTCTTTTAATAAAATTAGTTGCGTTACCAACTGCTCTTATTGCACCAGCTAATGCTTTTACAGCAAATACTAAAACTTTACTTATTGCTCTACCTATTGTTTCAAATGCTTCTGCATTTTCTTCTATAAACTGATTTAAACTTTTAAACTCTTTTTTAAGTTCATCAAAGAAACCAGCACCAGCAACTCCTCTTTTAAAGTTAAATAACTTATCTCCAAGCATAGATAAAGTTCCAGTAAATGTTGTAGCAAGTTCGTCTGTTGCATTACCAAACTTTCCACCTTTACCAAAAACTTTTTGAAATGCTTTTACAGTTTCTTCTGCTGTAACAGTTGCACCAGCTTTAAAACCAAGCATATCTCTAACACCTTTTTCTCTAAAAATGTCTGCCGCACTTATACCACCAGCAAATGATCTTTGTATTTGTTCCCCAGCAGTTCTAAAATCTATTCCTGTAACTGCCGCAACATTACCAGTTATTTCTAAAATTTTTGCAAGTCTTTCAGAATCTCCAGCAACAACAGCTAAATTTCCTGATGCTTCTTGAATCTGCTCTAGTGAAAAAGGAACTTTAGAAGCAAAGTTAGACATTACTTCAAATGCTTTAGCACCCTCTTGGGTACTACCAAATAATTGTTTTAATCTAACATTTAAATCTTCTATGCTTCTTCCTGTATTAACAAATGATCTAACTACAAGACCAGCACCTAAACCTACAAAAGCACCTTTCAAACTAAATACAGCATTTTTTAATCTACCTAAACTTCCTTGTAACTTACCTAATGCTTGTTTGGTTCTATCTTTTGCTACAATGTCTATTTTAAGTTGTTGTGCCATAATTTATTATCTGTGTTTTGCTATTCTCTCTTGACTTTTATACTCATCTTGTTCTTTTTTCAAGTAAGCTAACCATAAATTATAATGACTAACTGGCATATCTAATACTTCTTGAATTGTAATATGGAGTCTGTCTGCTACTACTAAAAGCGACCTAGTGTCAGGGTCGCTAACTACTTTTTTTCGGCTTCCTCGTAATTAGTGTCTAAAAGGATTTTATTAGCAATATTAG